CGCGGCGTGTAAACGTCGCGGCCAGATTGTTATGAATCCGTACACTAACTCCTCAACACAATACATCGTGAAGACGGGGAAAGTGCACCGCAAGGTGGGTCACGGCCAGTATGTCTTCGGTGACTATCACAACATCCCCCTTGAAAAACAGGGGCGTGTGACAGCCATCCATCGGGACACTGGCAAAGTGATTTACGATCGTACATTCACCCCTCAGTTCCGCGGTGATGTGGATTATGCTGTTCCACTATACTGCGGTTTTGATGTGAAACCAAGGGACCCACGCGGCATCCCGAAACTTGACACTCAAAACTTCGAGGAAGGTGTTTACACCTCCCTTTTGAGTGCTGTGTCAAGCTCGGATTTTGACGCGGCCACGAACTCGGCTGAGTTAGGCGAGACCATCTCAATGTTTCGTACTATGCTCCCCAAACTTATCGACGATGTCCTCGCCCTTAAACGGATGTATGTTAACATTCCGCGCAAGGCTTTCAAAAGAGGACTTTCCCGTCGGGAGTTTGAGAAGATGTTAAAAACACTGCCGGACATCGTTTCGCAGTATTATCTGCTTTATCGCTATGGCATTTTGCCAGCGAAGATGGCGGTTGATGACCTGCTCAAGGCTCTCTCACGAGAGTCAGCTAGGTTTGAAACTATTCGTGTGGGTGATTCTACAACATACGATTTACCCCCTGGGTGGACTGGCGACGCAAAAGTATCTGCGCACGCCGTTTGGAAAGGCCGTTTCACAAGCCAATCCAAGAAACGCTTTAGTTTGTACTTGCCTACCACGGCTTACGAGTTAGTACCATACAGCTTTGTTGCTGATTGGTTCGTGAACCTTGGTGATTTAATAGCAGCAAGTAGACCTATGCCTTCTGTTCAGTCCAATAGTTGTGTATCAGTGAAGACGGTGATTTCTGCTGTGGAAAAACAGCAGATATCCGTCGACTCTGTGAATAACTTATCCCTTAGTGCCTCTTTTCGTTACGGGGATTTCTACCCTGACGCTAAAGATGCGTCTCTTATTTTGACGAAGAAGGCACGCGCTATCTTACCGGCAGTATTTGCCGAAGATATCGAAGTCGGTTCATTTAAACATGAATCTCTTCGCCGTGGCGCCGGAACATGGGGCGTCTCCTTTAACTCAGATCTGACATTGCTTCATCAGTTGGATGCGTTGGCCCTTTTATGGTCCACGCAGAGTAAGCGGATTCGCCTCAAATAAATTATCCTTTAAACCCCTTTGTAAGGAGCTTGTAAAATGGCCCAAACTTTTAAGAAGATAGCATCTAACGGTGCTGTCAGTCAACAATATGCTCGTGTTGATAACACGAACATCTTGCTTACTGTCACACATAAACCTGTGACAGTACGTTCGGCAAATGCCCAAACTCGCATTATCAAGACCACGATCGATATTCGATCAGAAGTCCCTGGTAAAGCATGCGGCGTTAAAGAATGTCCACCAACCTACCCTGCACTTATGCAAGTAGTTGTTTCGGCACCCGAAGGTGCTCTGCCTGCTGATTTCAAAGCAGCCCTGGACTCTGCGTATAGTGCGTTCTCTGGTTCACTGAATAGTGTGTTTTTTCCGCAAGTTGAAACTATTGCGGTTCCCTAATACATTAAGGAGGCTCAAATGGCCAACGTATCAGTTAGATTGCCTATACCAACGGCAATCGATCGTGTCAATTCAATCATTCAGAAATACAAACCTGAAGAAATTGATTGGTACACACCAGGGATCGCTCCAGCAACTGTCACGGAGGGGATTGTTCGCGATTCCTTTCGCAAGTTCGTGGTGCCGTCCAACGATGGTGCCACAGCTCGTCGCCGCAAGGCGATTGACAGCTTTTTTGCTGACAACTCTCGGCTTGGGTCTTTACAGTACCGAAGCTTCGGCGAGTTATCCGACTTCGTCCGCAATTTCATTGAACGAGCAATCGGTCGTGACACATTGTTGGACAGTGACGCGTGGTTTGGACCCGGCGAATCCTTTATTTCGTCCGGGGGAAGAACCTCTGCGTTTCAGAAGTTGGCACGTAGCGAATGTTACACCGTCACAAGGGCAGCTTTGCCCCACATGTTCGGTGTCTTGGTTAGAAACCGGCAATACCGCGATTATCTGCGTGATCAAGCCGTCTTTGACGACTCTGATTGCGTAGAATCCGTTGTTGCTGGCTACATCCGAGCCTTCTGTTCCCGCGTTGAAGTAGTGCGGGGGGACCGTATCACTACGGTCCCAAAAGATGGGACTACAGATAGATCCATTGGGCCCCAACCTCTCTTAAATTTGCCGTATCAAAAACAGATCGGCGCATTGTTGAGAAGGGCGTGTAAACGCGTTGGGAACTGTCTGCAAACTGGCCAAGAACGTCACAAACACCTCATACAGAAGTGTAACGTGGCGACGGTCGACCTCAAAGGCGCTAGTAATTCAAACGCCTGGGAGGTAGTGCAGACTCATTTCCCAAGTTGGTTAGTGCGTCATATTAGCAACGCACGAGTGGAGGAGACCCTAGATGACAACGGTGTGTGGCGTAAGCTGCATATGGTGTCGTCAATGGGTAATGGCTTCACGTTTGAGTTGATGTCGCTCTTCCTGCTCGCTGTATGTAGGTTTTACGACCCGCATTCCAGCGTGTATGGAGACGATATTGTGTGTACTCTGGAGTCTTACGACGACATCGTCCGAGCCCTTAACAGGTTCGGCTATATCGTAAATGACCGTAAGTCTTTCAACGATGGTGTTACTCGCGAAAGCTGTGGCGCATTTTTTGTTGGAAACTCCCGAGTCGCACGTTATGATGTTAAATACTGCGAGAACATCGTGGATTGCATCATAATGCGGAATAAGATCTTCCGACTGGGTTATTACAGCTCAGGTATGAACCTGAGCACCAGTCTGATTCGATCGCTCCGCAAACTCAACCGAAAGTTGACCTCGGTGTTGATTGCAGCCGGCGTACCACAGGGACCTGTGATGGACGGAGTTGACTACTTTAATGTTGACTTTGTTGATTACCCCCTTGTGGATCAGTTGTTGGCTGTATATCTCGAAACGCATGATGTCGGCAGTTGGTATGTGCCCACAACACATCGAGAGATTGATCAGAATTCAACCTGTTCAGCTAGCCTTCAAAAGGTTTGTTGGACAGTGACGACCTGGTCGTTCTTCCCCAAGAGACGGCAATTGAAGCATGTTCCGACCCGTGAGGGTCACATCGCTATAATGTGCAGTCTAATGGGCTCTGGTGCACCAGATGTTGGTGTCCGCGGGGCAGGCTCGATAGTCAAAACTATCGTCACCCTGTCCGCTAGCGGTATTGAACGAGTAACATACGTTCACCCAGAGAAGAAACGGCGCAAGCCGCGCAAAGCCCTTGAAGAAGGCGTTGCTGTGTTGTAGCTAATTACTTCAGGTTCCCGTCTGACCTAAACGGCGGTGGTGGCGAAAGCCTG